TCAGACGGAACTTCTAACGAGATGGAGGAATTTGAGAATAGGGTAATAGCAAAAGTAGATTCTGAAAGGATATTGGATAAGTTGAAAAATAAGAATATGGCAAGAGCATTATGTCTTATTGCACAAGGATATTTTTATGAAGATATAGCAGAAGAATTGGGGTTGTCAAAAAGAACAATTGAGTGGTATGTAGACGAAATGAAAAGATTTTTAAAAAAACTTCCAGTACTTTCAGTCCATTAAATTGTAAGTCTTATAAGTAGAGGGGGGATTTTGCAAAGTTTTAATGATTTTTTTAATGCTCGTAAAAAACAAATATCAGAAATATGCCGAGAGTTGGATAAAAAAACTAATTACAGAATAGAATATGATGATTTGTTTCAGGAAGCTTCATTGAAATTATTTGAACTCTATAAGAATAAAAAACCGTTAGATGTTAATTATTCACTGAGAGCGATAAGAAAGATTTAAATAATGAGTAAAACTCAACTAGATGAGTTGGTCGGGTGGGTGGATAAGCTTAAGGTGTTCGGAAGGAAAGCTAATAATATATGGATAAAATAACTTTTAACGCTTCACTTCCCCCAATACAATCGGCAATAAACCTCGATGGTCAGGGAGATGGGGCAAGAATTAAATTAGATATACCCAGAAGCGATGTTGAAGCAATATTAAAATTACAGGGACTTGCTGGAACGAGTTTTAAGGTAACAATCGAGTGTGATGATAATGAATGATGAATTAACGGATAAAACCGCGGAAAAACCGCGAGGTAGACCATTTGAACCAGGCAATAGTGCTAACCTAGATGGCAGACCAAAGGGAAGTAAAAACTATTTAACTTTACTTGAAGACGCTATTAAGAATTACGAAACCGTAACAGGCAAGAAACTATTTGACCGGTTAATTAACAGAGCCTTTATAAACGATAACGTACTTTTAAATGTGGTTAAGAAATTTATACCCGATAAAACACATACGGAAATATCTGGAACTGAACCTTTAAAATTTGAAGTAGAGATACTTAATGGAAATAAGAAACCTGAAAGCGAGTAATGTATTTGATTGGCTTGCAAAAACTGATAAGAGAATAAATTTTCTGATAGGTGGCAGGGATAGCACAAAATCCTGGAGTGTAGCGCTGCATTTGCTTGTAAACAAGTTCTTCAAAGAAGAAAATAAAAGAATACTTATTGTACGTAAAACTAGGGTAGCGGTTAAGAAAAGCTGCTTTCAGTTGATTATAGATTTTCTACGCAAGTATGATTGTTATAAATATGTAAATATTAATAATACAGAACTTGAAATAACACGGAAAGATAGCCCTGGCAATTCAATACTTTTTACAGGGCTTGATGATGTAGATAAATTGAAGTCTATTGAGCAAGGTAATTATATCTGGGTAGAGGAAGCAATTGATATTTTATTCAGGGAATATCTTAATCTTGATATTTTAATGAGACGTGAAACTGATGGTATTAATCAGATGTTTTTATCCTTGAATCCTATGGAGGCATTGTCCTGGATTAAGACTGAAATTGTAGACAAACCAGATGAAGATGTGGCGGTCCATATTTCAACGATAGATGATAACCCATTTGCTAGCGATACAGATAGAAAACGTCTCGATAGATTAAAAGATGTAGATTTAAATCTATATAAAATATTCAGATTAAGCCAGTGGGGTGTACTTGAAAATATCATATATGACAAGTGGAAAATATTCAATAAGGTTAAAATTGACTCTGAAACCAAAGTAAAAACAATAGATGGCAAGAAGGTAGATGACATAACTTACGGACTTGATTTCGGCTTTTCAAATCCCTCCGTACTTACTGAAAATAATTGGATTGAAAATGATTTTATAACTCATGAACTTTTATATCAAAGTGGAATTACCAATACTGAACTTATAGAGAGAACAAAAAAATTGATACCGGAAGAATATCGACATAGGGAGATTTACGCAGATCCATCAGAACCAGATAGGATAAATGAATTTTATAATGCAGGATTCAACATTCATAAAGCTGCAAAAGACGTAACTGCCGGAATAGATTATTGCAAAACTCATCTTTTGGGAGTTACTGCTGATAGCATTAATGGAATTAAAGAATTACAAAGTTATAAAAGACGTGAGGACAAAAACGGGAATGTAATGGAAGAACCGGTTAAATTTAATGACCATTTTTGCGATAGTATGAGATACGGAACTTACAGTAAGGTAAAAGGACAACTAGCCGAAGGAACTACTTTGGGAATAGCATTTAGATAAGGATAAATTATGAGATTAGAACTTCAAAAATTAATAGACGTAGCACTTCCAACCTACCCGACAATTTTTAAGGATAAACAAATAGAAGTGCTGAATCAGTTAATCAAGTATCAGGATTACTACGATAATGATGTTTTTAAATATATCGTAGAAAAATATCCTGAATATGGTACGAGGGTAAGCGGAGGCAAAAATTACTATCCGACACAAGTACCCTTAAATTATTCACGCTACATTATAAATAAACTCGCTTCCTGGCAGTTTGAAATACCGGTTGACTTTAACTGCACTTCGGATAGTGAGGAAGTGCTAAAAGCAAAAAAGAAAGCTGCTAAAAAAGAAATAAAGCCAATGCGTTCAGATGAGATTGAAGTAGATATCTATGAAGCGCACAAGAGGAACTTAATGGATATAAAATTACTTCAGGCAGCGGTTGAATGTAATGTAACAGGCGGCGTGGTATTTAAACTAAAGTATGATATAGACAAAAAAGATATAAGGATATTTGTACGTAACCGCATAGAGTGCTTTCCCATTTATGATTTTGATGACTACGAGAATATAACTAAAATCCATTTTGTAGCGTTTAGAGATGAAGATACAATCTGGAAACAGACCTATGAACTTGAAAATGGTATCTGTTATATTGAAGAAACTATCTATGACGCAAAGATGATAGAGAAGCCTAAAGAAGTAATAATCCCAAGACAACCTCTTGGAATAGGCAAAAAGTACCTTGATTTTATGCCTGTCTATATTATCCCAAATACACCGCAAATTGGCGAAGTGTGGGGTATGAGTGAACTTGAAGATTTAATACCAATAATTGATGAAATTAATAGAAAATACTCGGACTTATCAGATAGCTTAAGATTTGATTTATTTGCAATAACAATACTTATGAATGTAAAGCCGACCGGTAAGAATCCAGAAAAGGGACTGAAGGCAAAACCTGGCGCAGTATGGGAACTTATGGGTGGGGGAACCGATAGCCCTAAAACCGATGTGTTTAAACTTGAAGGGCAATTCCATTATATCGAAAGCCTAAAATATCACATAGACAGCTTGGCTGCTGCTCTTTATGAATTTTCAGAAGTTGTAAACGTTTCAGTAGATAGGATTTCAAAAGTAGGCAATCTTTCAGGAGTTGCGCTAAAGTTACTATTTGCTGCAATACTTTCAAAGACTACAAGGAAAAATGCGATATGGGGGGCAAGGCTTCGGGAAATGTATATGGGAATTTTAAAGATGAAGCAGGTTTACGAAGGATATGATTTACCTGATGATTTGGATATTGAGATAATTACCCACAATCCACTTCCCCAGAATGAGCTTGAAAATATACAGGTAATAACGCAGAAGATTGTAGCAGGACTTATAAGTGTAACAACTGCAATGAATGAGCTTGGCGTGGAAGACCCGGAAAGGGAACTTGCACAAATACTTGAAGAGAAGTCAAGTTATGATAAGAAGTTGAACACAGATGAATTAAGAAACTCACATAATACTGGTGATACCGATAATGAGTGAAGAATATGCAAAATACCTAGCAAAACATAGGGTTGCTCTTATCAAGCTAACAGATAAGCAAAATAGGGAACTTGCAAAACTTTATATTCAGACAGCAGGAGAAATCAAGTTAAGGGCTGCCGATATTATAAATAAAAAAGGTTTAACATACGCAGCGGCCAAGATAAGGATAAAATCTCTATTACTTGAAGCAAGTAGACTTTCTGATGGCTTTAAAACAATACTTGATAAAAGTTTAATTGGTGCAGCCAATTTAGGCAAAGAAATCAATGCAATTATAATGAAGTCATATCAGGCAAGTCTTGCCAAAGAAGGAATTAAATTTAATGTAACCAGGATTTTAAGCAAGGTTTCAAATGAGGCAGTTAAAGCCATATATAATCGAATATGGAGTGATGGACTAAAACTTAGTGATAGAATCTGGTTACTTGACAAGCGGACTAAACAAGAAATTGAACGAATTGTAATGCAGAATATTATCAGTGGCGGTGCTGCAAGCGATAAAGTTACATTATCAGCATTAGAAAATTTATTAAACCCAGAATATACACCAGCTAAATTGACGAGTCTACACGGACGAAAAGTAGGATATGAATCTTCAAGGTTACTTAGGACATCAATGGCAGAAGCCTTTAGCGAAGGTGATAGATTAGGTTCAAATTTGAATCCTGGTTCAAAAGGTTTGATGTGGCTTTCCGCTTCCGGTTGTTGTGAGATTTGTGATGAGAATGAAGGAAAACCAGTAAATGATGTCGGAATACCACCAGCACACCCGAACTGTAGATGTAGTACAACCGAAGATATTATATCGGTTGAGCAGTTTACAAATGACTGGATTAAGTTTATGGATAACCCAGATTCAGTACCATATCTTGCGGACTGGTATGAACATGATTATCCACTTATAGGTAAAGTAGCCGGTAAAGGCTTTTATATGGGTTAGAAAATATATAGAAGGCAGCTTAATGAAAATACCTAAAAAAATAAAAGTTAATGGAATAATTTACAAAATTGAATACGTAGAAGAAATTAATGACAATATTCATTCAGCAGATTATAGGGGAATCGCCCTTATAAAAGATAAAAAAGTAAAGATTTTAAATTCTTATTGCGAAGATGATAAAAGGAGAACAATTATACACGAAGCAATACACATATTAGATGATGATTTTAAAATAAACCTAAGTGAAAATTCGGTAAGAAGATTGACTTCTGGTTTGTATGCATTTTTAAAAGATAATAAATTATTGAAAGAAGGTGATTAAAATCCCGTACCCCAATGAACATTCCTGCAGGATTAAAGAACCCGGACTATTTGAAGAAGGCAGTTTCAGACGTATAAATCAGGGTAAAATTTCTATAATTATAGGAAGACTTAAGGGTCAAACTACCACAACTACACAGGCCTTTAGATACCCTAAGGGTAAGTGGGATGCCGATGAAGCTAAAAAGCACTGTGAGGAACATAAGGGTAGTTTTCATAAAGCAGGATAAATAATTTTAATATAAACGCATATCTAAGCACTCCTGATGGGGTGCTTTTTTTATGCAAGACACTAAAAGGAGTGTGCCGAGATGGCAGAGGACAAAGACTTAAATAAAGATGTCGGTTCTGATGAACA